TGCATATCCTCTATTGTTTCTAAATTGGTTCCGTCCATTTCCTTTTCATCTTGCTCAATAGTAAAAAGGCCATTTTCTGTTTCCTCAAAATGTGCTGAATGGATCGCGCGCTTGTATAATGGTTGCCCTGTAATAGATGGCCAACAACGTTTTATTATTGCTGTATCATTCATTTCAAGTGGAATATAAATAATCTTGTTGCTTTGACTCATTGCTATTTCTGCTGTATACCAAAGCCAAAAGCTCTTTCCCCTTTTGGCGGGCCCGAAAAATGACATAAAATCACCACGGCAAATCGGGGGAATAATAGTTCCTACAGCGCCAGGAAAAGTAATTATTCCATTATGCTCTTTTGTCAATGCTTCTAATATCTTGTTATGGTCATGTAGTAAATCAATGCCCTGGCCTGTTGGTTTTTCTACTCTCTTATAATTAGAAATGCAATTTTCAAGTTTGGTTTTATCATTAGATAATATTGCATCTTCAATCTGTTCTTTTAATATTTCTCCTGACCTAATAGCTAGATAATTTTCTGCTTCCTTCAATAAAAAATCAATATTGTTTATTTCTGAATACTCTTCATATTTTTTTGATAGATTAGAAAGGAACAACTTGATTGCATCATCTTCATCAGAATCTTCTTTTAATAAAGCATATTTTTGTTTATATAGATTAGTAATATCTTTTTTTGGCGCACAAGAATATACTTCCCAATATTCTTTTATCCATTTATAGACGGTTTTTGAGTACCCTAATTTGAAATAATTAGTTCTAATAATAGGTATCATTTCTTGCAAGAACCTATCATTGGTGATGCAATTTATAAGGATAGAAACTTCAGAATCTAATTTTATCTTTTCTCTAGTAATAAAATATTCCTTATTCTGCTATGCCAATTTTGTTTGTAAGAAAATTATATACATAATCAGAAGCACGTTTTCTTGAAAACTCATAATGATCTTTATTACAATAAGCCATATCATCAGTATATTGTATAAGGTCGTTAATTAAATCGCACATTATTTTTAGATTTTCAAATCGTTTATTATCTTCATTAGTTTCACCAATAGGGTTAATAGGACCAATTAACTTGAATACTATTTCTTTTAATTCCATATTATCTCCTTAATTTATTTTGTCAAATCTATCTTTAATTAATTTGCTAACCATATATTGTATTACCATAATTGCTTCGGCTTCTCCCATATCTCCAGGCACATCCTGAGCACCATCTAAAGCCCTTTCCCATATTTCTTTTGCTTCATCATAAGAACAATTATAAAAATCATTCTTTTTCATATTACCACAAATCCTCAGAAACTAATTGTGGTTTCCATTCATATTTAGGGTTATCATCTACAAACATTTTATTTATTTTATCTAATATTTCTTCTGTAGGTTTTATTTGTTCAGCACATTGATTATTTTCTAATGCTTCATAATAAGCATCTTCCCTATTTAGAAATTGCAATTTATCGTTAATAAAGCTACATATAGGACGTTCGCTTCCAATTAGTACATGACCAGGTTTTAGAATCGAGTGCATATTAGTAAAACAATCGCCATGCCGTTTACCGACAAAAACGAGTATTAACTATAAGTAAAATTAATATCTTTCTTTCAATGTCGAGCGATATTTTCTCGCGCGTCAAATTGTATCCTTAATAGTTATATCTAAAATCCAATCTTCACACATTAACCCCAAATCACTTGGATGAGGATCAAATATTAATTTACCTTTTTTATAAACACAAACATGATTGCAACCACGTTCAGATTTTCCCATAACAATATAAAATCCATCTTTTATATATCTATTATATTCATTGTTGAATCTTACTAATCCATTATATTCATAACCGATACTTTCTAAATATTCTATCACTTGACCCCAAAAATCTTTCATACCAATAAAATCTGGAATATCACTTATATCTTTTTCAAATATAGAAGCGAAGCAAGCAGATAGACAATTCCCGCCAGGATAAAAAGTAGTTTGTTTCACTTTTGCCATATTATTCTATCCTTCAATTTTTCTATTAATGCCTTTGAATATAACCCAGTAATCCCAACTATAGTTTCTTCATATCTTTTAGATAAATGTTTGCTCATATGATAACAAGTTTCTATCGCGGCATGGCAACATTCATGAACAATTGTATCAATAGTTAAGGCATCCTTAGCTAGTTTTATACTTCCAATATATGAACTATTTTGACTTGCAGGAATAAATAAGCCAAATGATCCTTTTAATTGTTTATTATCTTTAATCATTTCCTCTCTAGTATCATATAAGTAAACCGCTAACTCATATTCTTTATGTTTATGCTCTGGCGTATACCAATAAGAACCAATATATTCTTTCAAGGAATCTTCTTAAATAATTTCCAGAATAATCTATAAATAATATTATGTTCATTTATCACAATATCCATAGCGTTGTTTATAGACATTCCACCAGCTCGATATAATATTTCATAATCCTTACTTTCAAATCCCATAACATCATAAATCAAATATCTAAAAGTACCCTTACCAGCATTTTCACATATTTTATTGAATACCCATGCAACTTGTTCTACTGTAGGTTTATCCATTATTTTATATCCTTAGTAGAAATATGAAATCCTATAATATATAGAAATCCTACTTGCCATTTATCTTTTGAAGTAATCATTTCATTGCGAAAATCAATAATAAAATATGAGAAAATAGGAAAGCCAAAAATGATTATAGAAAATATATCCTTTCGCCTTCCATCCTTGATAGTGCCAAATGGATATTTCATAATTCAACAAATTCTTTTTCTGCTTTTTCAAGACATATATTTATATCATCACCAATAAAAAATACTTTAGGTTCTTGCAATCCTCCTAATCCCAAACTCCAAGCTTTTCCTGTTTCGGTTAAAATCCTTTGTAAAATAGTACCTTGTACCGAGACAGGTATTTGTTTTTCAATTCTCAATATTCTTTCTTCTATAGTTAATTTATTGCTCATATTACTATAACCTCCCCATTAAAACTATTCGATGCCTTGATAGAAGTATCCTCAGAAACATATTTATATGCTTTTCCTATATCAATTGTCAAAATAACCTTTGAACGCTTATATGAAATAACTTTTTGTATGTAATAAATGAAAATATCCTTGGATACTTTGACGATATAGTTCATTTATGCTCTGAATCAAATCGTTCCCAGCATTTTTCTTTATTGCTAAAATGTTTACAATCTGAAAAACTTCCACAAGCTAAACATTCTTTCCAATCAGGTTTTAATTTATAATTAGCTGATTGATACCACCAAGCAGGGCAAGTATATTTTCGCATTTCAGATTTATTAGGAAAGGGTTTATTGTCTTTCCAATCATCATAAGACATTCCGCCAAAATCTTCTAACTTTAATTTTTCATTTTGCCCAATTCCAATACCAGGATTAGCTTCATAAACTCGTTTTACTTTTTTATTTTCTATTCGTTTTTCAAATTCATTATATTCATAGATAAAATGATGCTTACCAGTCCCGTCACAAGTAGAGCAAACTACTGCCGCGCCATCTCTTTCCCCCATTCCAACATATAAACCCGTTCCTGAACATGAAGGGCATTTCTCATCAAACTCTATTTTCTTCATTTATTCCTCCTATCTATATTATACATCATCTTTACTATTTTTTATTAAGATTCTTCAATAATATTTCGTCAAAACTATAATTAAAAATGCTATTATCTTTCTTGCCATCAAGTATCATTGACATGCTCTTGAAGCTTTCCTCTATCCTGTCTGCCACTATATTTTCAATAGTTCCGTTGGCAAATGGATAATAAACCGTTACTTGCTTGTCTTGCCCATGCCGGTGAGCCCTGTCGCAGAATTGGATTATCTGCCCCGGCGTATCTGGGCATTCGATTATTCCTACAGAATTACTGGCCGTCAATGTCAAGCCTTCCCCACCAGCATCTATCTGCAATATTATTATTTTTACCTTAGCATCTTTCTGAAACCTATCCTCTGCCTCTAATC